GATCCCAAATCCAGGACACTTGAAAAGTATGTTGGTGTGCCAACTCCACCAACTCAAAAGTCCTGTGAACCTACGCATTACGAAGCCGTGCAGTTTGCCCAGAGTCCCTATGAATGCCCTCCCTCAGGCAGGACACACATGGGTGCTCTTACTTAAAAAGAAGAATCGCGTATAGACTATAATGATTCCAATGGACCGTGAAACCCTTATGATGATCGCCACAATTGTGGCGATTGCCGGTGTTGTCTTCCTATTTAAGGAGATGAACAAGGCTAAACAAGATGTTGAAAATCTTAAGAATTTCTCAGCCCACCTCGTGCATCGTCTCAGTGCACCCGAAGCGAAACCTACACCCGAAGCTGAACCAGAAACTGAAAAGGAAGATGCCGAAGAAAATGTGGAAGAATAAACATATTCAGTTATTATAACTTGCGAATGCGCAATGAAAAAATACAAAGCTATAGCGATACCGGTCAGTTTTGCCGATGAAAAGCCTAAATTCCTCACTGTGAGGGATCGGCGTTTTAAGGATTGGATTTTTGTCACAGGGGGGTGCAGACGGCGGGAGATTTTCAACCCCCTTCGCTGCGCTCTTCGTGAACTCGAGGAAGAGACCCGTGGTGTGGTTGCCCTCAAAAACGGTGAGTATACGGAGTTTAAATTTACAGTCAAAGAGAGTCCAACGGTGGATTTGGAATATAATGTTTTCGTCTTTTTTGTAGACTATACCAAACCACAACAACAAACACTCGTAAAGAAGTTTTATGAAGAAAAACAAAAGACAAATCTTAAGAAGATTAATAAACAACCAATAAAGAAAACTTTTGATGAAAATGACTACATGAGTTTTGATACCCTCGAGGAGTTCAATACCCGCAAGCGATGGAAACTCATCGTGGACAATGTCCTCAGAAATCCAGAGTTTTACTCGTGTGTGAGTTCTCTCAATAGAAAAACATTCTCTATTAAGTAGAATGAAGTCAAAGTCTTACATTTTAATGCAGATTGGAGAGCTCCTCAAATCAAACAGAGGTCTCTGTGAAGAAGAAATAGAGGAATGGATTAAGGAGAATGAGGAAAAGAAAGTCTATGAACTCCTCGTCATCAAGAAAGAACTTTCTGAAAGTAGGGAATATAGAGATGTTTCTGTGATGAGGTGGTTTAGAGGTTAGACGCGATACAAAGGTATGTTTAAAAGGTGGTGCAAAGAACAAAAATTTAATAATGCAACCAATCTATCACATGTGCTCATGGACGGAGGAGTCCTTTCCGTGCCATTTGATAAATTGAACGAGTTCCACGAAAAGTATATTCAGGCTATCAAGGCTGGTGAAGAGCTCTTTGTCGTTGAACAAAAGAGTCCCATATACAACTTCTTTGTGGACATTGACTACAAAGATGAAAAAGCGCTCACGATGAATGAGATTCAAGATATCTGTAAAATCATTTGTGATAAAGTCAAACGACACGGTGGTAAGGAGTGTCTCATTTGTGTATCACCTCCCAAAACAGCTGGTGAATATATAAAAACAGGGATACATCTTAACTGGTGTGGATTTCCAGTAAATCAAGAATCGGCACTGGCACTTCGGGAACACATTCTCGTCGCTTTGTCTAAAGCAAAGGGATCTATAGATTGGAATGAAATCATTGATTCTTCTGTATATGGATCCATACAGAGAAAAACGAAGGGAAGTGGTCTTCGTATGCCGTGGTCTCACAAAATGGCAAAACATATGCCGTGTGGTGGTCAGGGATGTGAAGGGTGTGGTGACAAAGGTAAAATCGTACAAGTCGCATACCTACCCGTATTTATATATAAATGTGGTCCACTGAGTACACTTTTAAAAATTAGTCACGACCCAGACCCAGAAATACTTAAAATGTCTTCTGTGAGAACTAATTCTATAGAATACAATACAGTTGAACCACCATCCTCCGTTATTAAGGAAGGTTCATTTACGAGCACACAGACTAAGGATGAAGTTCACGATGACGAGGTTCGGGGTCTCATTGAGGACTTTGTACAAACACACATGGATGGGCAGAGTGGTGCTACGATTACAAAACTCTTCAAACACAACGAGACATACCTCGTTTCAACAAACTCCAAATATTGTGAAAATCTCAAGAGACCACATAGTTCTAATCACATCTGGTTTCATATTAGTGGGTCTGTGATAGCTCAAAAGTGTTTCTGTCGTTGTGAAACAATTCGGGGTCGGCGTGATGGTTTCTGTAAAGACTTCTACGGTCGCAAACACAATCTTCCACAGAAAGTTATTGAAAAGTTGTATCCCAAAAAGGAAGACTTGAAGAAGTGTCCAGAAATCAAAAAGTTTGAGGAGAAGCCTCAGATTAAACAGAGTGATGTGAAGCCACATCTGGAATCATTCATACAAAGATTTATGGCGTGTCCCGAAGATACACATGTTGTGAAAATTACTCGTTTGAAAAAAGACTTTACAGTGTTAACAACATCTTCATATTGTGAGATAATTAGAGGTGATCACGAAGGAGCTGCGATGTCGTATGTTATCAAGAGTGGTAAGATATCTCAAAAATGTCCAGTTTGTAAAAGGACTCCAAAGGGAAGTGTGAGAGTTCACGAACTTAGTGGTAGTGTGAAGCAAGCACTCAAACCACCCGAAAAAAAATAAAGCGCAACAGTAGAAGAATGGCTCTCATTCTCGTTGGTGTGACTGTGTATCTCGCAGTAAAACTCATCAACGATATTGAAATTCCCAAAATAGTACCAGAAACAGATGAATTTCACATGTATTCCGGTGTTCATCCAGAACTATATAAAGAGTATCTTAAGTATAAAAGTGAAGGGCGTCACATAGACGCGCAAAACGCCCTTGAAGAGCTCGCATTGTACGCGGATTTTGACTTTAGAGAAGAAATACAAGAAAAGATACTTAAAAGGCAAGAGTCTTTATTTATTTAAATGGTTCAGACCAGAACACGCTCAGGGAGACAAATAAAGAGGCCAGAACTCTATCAACCAGAAGAAACTGTTCTTGAAGACGATTACGCCCCCGAAGACCACGATTCCGACATTGGGTCGGATATTGATACAGAAGACGAGTACTATTCTGAAGACGACAGCGAAGACGACGACGACGAGGGTAGTTTGAAGGATTTTTTAGTGGACGATGACGAAGAGAGTGAGGAAGAAGACGCTTAAAAAAAACAAGGGATATATTAAAAAATGGAAACTGATATAGGAAATCCAATTGATTATAATCCAGCGACCGATCCATTTAAAGATCAAGGAAAGGATGAAGATAGTACACCAATAAACGATCAAAGTTTACAACAAAATGATCAATACTATTTTCAACCTTCAGAGATGATGTATCCACAACAACAATTTCAGTCATATCCGGAAAGAGTAGATTTTCTAACGGGTGTAGACAAATCCACATGGATTATAGCTTTTGCTGTCTTTTTATTAGGCTTTTTCATGGGGAAAACCATGCAACCAGTGATCCTCAGGTACGCTTGAGTATGGAACAAAGTCACCAATGTCCCCATAATTTGGGATAATCTTCCCTGTAATATCACGATTCATAACCTGCGTTGGATACACTGGCACAATAAACGCATCGCGAGTATCCTCAATAAATCCATGAGCTGTGCTCACCTTCTCGTCTCTCCTACTTTTGTTTTTTGAAGACATACCCTGTTCAAAAAACAAAATAAAGAACGCACTTGTCAAAAGTATGGTCATAAGAATTTTCCACATTTTGCTTTAAAATTAACGAATATTATATTTAGGCTGATGAAACTTCTGGTTCACCCTCATCTTTAGCTTCTTCAATCTTAGCTTCGGTAGAAGAAGCCTGCTCTTCGCGCCATTTGCGTCGCTCTTCCATCTCAGTGGCGACAACGGCATCAGCCTCCTTAACAAGATCTTCCATAGAGGCGTCTGGCTTTTCTTTCTTGAGGCGCTCAAGAACTTCGGCTGGGTGGCTCACGGGTGGTTCATCTGGCTTGGTGTAGAAGAGTGAGTTTTCGTCACCAGGTTTCGCGTATGACTTCGCCTCCATCATGTCACGCTTACGCTCGTTGAACATCCGCGCAGCTTCAGATTGGTTCTCCTTGTAACCACTCATAATTTCTTCCAACTTCTCATTTTGGTAGTGAACATCCTCAATCTTGAGAGGATCTGGGGGGATGAGAAGCCACTTGTACATGTCAACAACATAGATGTCAAAGGTGTTATCTTCTTTTTGAAGACGCTTCGCGTGCGCGGCAGCTTCGTCGCGAGAGGCGAAGGCACCACGAATCTTGATACCGAACTTATCGTTCTTTTGTGGCGCTTCTGGACCAACGACAGAAAGGCATGCGTATAGCTGACCAGGAACAGTGGTATAATCTTGCTCGAGAGACATTTTATGTGTTATACTACCATTAAAACTTTAAGCCAGCTTAAAAGTATTATGTGATTATAAGTCAATGAGAACATTTTGGGATAAACAACCTGTTCCTCATGAGGGTGTGACATACGAGGCTGGTAAAGAAATTGAAAAAGAGAGAAAGATGGTCAATGAACCCATTGAACTCCCCGATGGATTTTCGTGGACAGAGCCATCTCTTCAAGAAGCACATAAACTTTTGAGTGAACACTATGTATGTGATGAAACATTTAAACTGAGCTATTCCCCCAATACTCTCAAATGGGCGAGTGAATTACCCGGTAAGGGTATTCGCCACACAGAAAGCGGAGAACTCATTGGTTACATCTCGAGCGCACCCATGAAAGTGAGGGTGTGCGACGATATTCTTGACATGGTTCAGATCAATTTTCTTTGTATCCATCCCAAGTATAGGGACAAGGGATTTGCTCCAATACTTATCAGTGAAATCAAAAGAATTGCGAACACAAACAATATTTGGCAAGCAGTGTATACAGCGGTAACTAAAATACCAACACCCATAGTTAAGAGTACATATTGGCATAGATTCCTAAATATCAAGAGACTTGTCAAGACTGGATTCTACCAAACAGATCGTTTGAGGGAAAAATACTTTGAACTTCGTGGAACTTCACAATTTAGAAAGATGACTTCTAAAGATATTCCAAAAGTTACAATAATATTGAAAACGTATTTTGAACAATTTAAAATTGCTCCAGTCATAAATAAAGATTGGGTAAAAAGATGGATACTTCCTATTAATTCTTATGTAAATGATGAGACCGAAGACTTTATCTCTTTCTATGAGATTCCATATGACCGAGTAGATAATGTGGACTCTGTGAAACAAGCATATGCGTTTTACATGGTCGGTGATGTTTACAATGACGCGTTTTTGATTGCTAGGAATTTGGGATATGATGTATTTAATACTCTAGACATTGGTCAATTGCGAACCGATCTCGAGAGACTTAAATTCCTAAAGGGGAGTGGTCATGTTTATTATTACCTATTCAATTGGCTTCCATCTTCTTCAATTGGTTCTGAAGATGTACAGCTCAAATTACCTTGAAGATTGAGTCGTTCGTTAATAAGTTTTACATACTCTTCATTGAGTTCAACACCAACAAATGGGAGACCGAGGTCTCTCGCCGCCACACATTCACTCCCAGATCCCGCAAATGGTACAAAGACAAAACCATTATCTGGATCTTGTCTACACGATCTCAACAATTTATCACATAATACAAGTGGTTTTTGAGTTGGGTGGTTTACTCTCTCATTTTTACCAGCACCACCCGCGAGTGCTGGAATCTTAATTACATCTCTTGGTAAAGCTCCACCTGGATGAGCTGTATAAGTTGTACTCTTTTCACCATTTGAAAATCTACCCTTGGTCGCTTTTCTCTCTTTTCCAGCCGCTCCTTTTATAAATCCATCGGTATATGGTTCTCTGACATCGTCTCGGTGAAATACTCTGTCTTCCTTCCAGAGAACGATTATACTTTCATGTGAACGTTGCCAAAAGTTGAGAGAAGGGACATTCTTATTTGTATAATGCCACACAAGCCAACGCCGATTTATATTTTGTGGAATACGAGCGAGAATGAGTGCAAGAATTTCACTAAAACCATAAATAAACATTGTACCATCTCGTCTCAGTATACGCAAACAACCCTCAATCCACTCATCGCACCACTTTAGGTATTCATCCATTGGTTGTTTATCACTTTTGTTTCCAAAGTCTTTACCAATATTATATGGTGGATCCGCAATAACAATCTGCGCACTTTCGTCATTTAGTGTCCTAAGTGTATCCAATACATCACCGTGGATAACTGTCATATCACATAAGCGAATTAAAGTTTTAAGTCGCTTGAGAAATATGTCATGTGTTATGATTAATCTCATTGTCACACCTGATGAAAATGTTAAAGTATATCTACAGGTTAAACCAAGTCTTCACGACTTTCTCGTGAATGTCGGGGGTTTGATTGGGGTGATTGAAAAAAATATTAAATCGTTTCATAATTTACTCTCTCAACCTATTACTGGAACTATATGGGAAGAGATCTTATCCAAATCTTTTACGGAAATTGGACACAATACGACATGGAAACCTGACAACTCTCATAAAGTTGGTGAAGATATGCGAATTATTTCACTTGAAAATTCAAGAATATCCTGTAAGTCTGGTGTCATCACACATAATAGAACTCACAAATTGGGTGAATGTGTACAGTTCAGTTCATCAAGAACTACAAGTTTCAAAACTTTGGAAGAAAAGTTACAACACTTGAGTAAAAGTCATTATGATTATCATTTCATGTTGTCAAAAAAAGATAAATTTGATGGAACCTACAAATTACTTATTATTAAGGCTGACAATTGTAATGTCGGTGATTTAGAGTGGGAGCCGAATAAAAACGGTAAACCTGATGATTATGTAACTAAAGTAGGTGGCCCATTCAAAGCTACTATAACTGGATCTATGAGTGGGCAACTATGGGTAACCTTACCCCTCACACGTGTAGAGTATATTTTTGACATTGAAGTTCCTAAGTAAAAGAAAAGACTCAAAATATTCATAAGATGGAAGAGATCCGCAAAAACCATAATAATGCCAAAAGGGAACTCATACAGTCTGTGACCCAAGAAGGTAATCAGATTTTGGATGTTGGTTGTGGTTTTGGCGGTGACCTTCAGAAGTGGCACAAGTGTGGTGCAAATATGAGTATGTGTGATCCAGAGCCAGCAGCCCTTGTGGAGGCTAAGTCTCGTGCAAAGAATATGCACATGCGGGTAAACTTCTATGAGGGAGACATACACGACTGTCCGAATAGGAAGTATGACATTGTGTGTTACAACTTTTCACTTCATTATATTTTTGCGTCACGAGACAAATTCTTTAGTTCAATTCGTGAAATCAAAAAGAGAATGAAACCTGGTGGGAGACTTGTGGGTATTATACCAGATTCAGAGAAAGTGACATTTAGAGTGCCCCTCAAAGATGATATGGGAAACTTCTTTCTCATGAAGACCCACGGTAATGGTGGCTACGGTGAAAAACTATTTGTAAACTTAGTGGACACCCCCTTCTACGCAGATGGACCTAGGTCTGAACCTATAGCCTACAAAGACCTTCTCATCACACACTTGGAAGCGATAGGATTTAGACTAGAACTTTGGGAAGGTCTCACGGGCAACCCAATCTCAGAACTTTATAGTAAATTTATCTTTGTATATAAGAGATGATCACATTCATTATATTAATTCTCATCAACTTGTTGATACTTTCTCAGACCAAGGAACCTCAACAACTCACCGAGGTGAAGGAAAAATATCGCGTTCTTCGTGAACACCTAACTTCCAATGGTCATGAGAAGTTTCACATGTTGTCACACTGTATACCCATAACAGGTTACATTTCTATGAATGGCACTGTGGGTTATAACACAAACAAGGGTCAAGAAATTGCGATATGTCTTGATGGAACACCCAATGAAATCTTCCATGTTCTCATCCATGAGTTAGCCCATTGTACCGTTGACGAATATTCACATTCGGATGCATTTTGGAGTAATTATATTGAACTCCGTGATATGTGCGTAGAATTAGGTATATATGACAAGATTCCAGAGAGAACTAAGTTTTGTGGACAGCACATTCAGGATAAATAATCTTCTTCGTCCATATTAAATGAAAACACCATTAACTGTTTTGATTATGGTCATTGCCTATTGGCTCGCTGTGTATGGTACGACACTCGTTCCACACATGAGCGAAAACTACAATCTTAACCTCGTGTGGTTGACTGTAGTGGTGCCAAATGTGCTTCGTCTCATTGTTGGAAGTATTCCACGACTTGCCGTGGATCGTCTCTTTTTCGTATCTACGAGTATTATCGCCTTAATTATTACATTCGCGATCAATACATTTTCAACAGATACACGAGAGGCGGTTGAAAAATATGGAAGTGACAGGGGCAAGACACTTAAGTTGAGTGCCTTGCTCATGACGGCATTTGCAGCAGGAGCTTTAATCACCTATTATACAGGTATTGATAATTCAATCTATTCTAATATGGGTTGGGAATCAAGTAATCAGGGCTTCACAATGTAGTCCTTCGCCACATAGAATGCAAGCGCCGCAACCAAACCTGTTGAAGCCAAGCCAATCATGCTTCGGCTCCCTTGTTCGTTAAGAAACTTGGGGACTGAAGTCACGAGCTTGTCTTGAACTGGCTTAGACACCGCGAGAGCAGCCGCAGCACCCGCAACGAGAGCAATCATTTGATCGTCCGTGAGGTTGAATGGGTTCTTGCTTTCTGGCTTCGCTTCTTGTTGTGGCATCGCATAACTACCCTGGGGTTGTGGGGCAGTCATTTGTGGCATCATTCCTTGCATCCTGGGCTCTTCCATCATCATTGGTGGCTCCATCATAATGTCATTGATTGGCGTAGAGTCCATCGTCTGTTTACTTTGACTCACATTTTTTTCGGGTTGTGAAAACACGGGCTCACGATTCACGAAAGTTGTAGTGGGGTTATCATTCAAAGGTACCATTCCATCTCCATTATCAGACAAATTGAGAGTATTAATATCCGTGGACATTTAGTATATTCACATGTTTTTGAGAGTAGTGAGTGACGCAGCCTGTATTAGAGAAATCGTTTCATTAAATTCTAAGAATGACAGACTTTATTCAACAGCCAATGATAACATATATTGGAAACAAAAGGAAACTTGTTGATAAAATCCAAGATGTCGTGGAGAAACTCCGACCGTCAACATGCGCCGATGCGTTCTCTGGTTCTGGAGTAGTTTCACGAATGTTGCTGGGTCATTCTGAAAAAATGTATGTAAACGATCTTGAACAATATTGTGAAGTTCTTTCAAAATGTTTCTTGAAGACACCTTCTTGGGCCGATCAAGATGATGTTTGTAAACATATTGAGAATATGAACATGTGTCCAGATAAAGTTGGGTTTATTACGGAACTCTACGCTTCAAATGAAAGACAATTTTATACTCCGGAAAATGGAAGAAGAATTGATGGTATGTTGGACTATATTGAGAGGTGTGTCCCCGAGAATCTTAAACCGTACTGTTTAGGACCTCTCATAGTAAGGGCGAGTATTCACACAAATACATCTGGTGTTTTTAAAGGTTTCCACAAAGGTGGTTGGGGTGGTAAAGGTGGACACGCACAAGATAGAATTACAAAGAGGATTGAAGTTGATTGTCCTGTGTGGCTTGAACCACATAGGGATGTTGAAGTTTATCGCCAAGATGCGTGTGATTTTCTGAGGGATCTCCCGAAAGTTGATCTTATCTACCTGGATCCACCCTATAATCAACACCCATATGGGTCAAACTATTTCATGTTAAATCTCATTTGTACCAATGAGAGACCTCATACACTTTCAAAAGTATCAGGTATCCCTGGGGATTGGAATAAGAGTCAGTACAATTATAAAAACAAAATTAGAGAAGCTATGGAACGTACCTTAAAGTTGGCTACTGAGAAAGCTAAACATACCTTGGTGTCATATAACAATGAAGGTTTCATCAAACCCGATGAATGGGAGGAAATCCTTAGGCCCTACAAATATGAAAAAATTGAGATTGATTATACTTGCTACAAAGGTAGTCGTAATCTAAAGAATCGTTCTACTAAAGTTACAGAATATCTATTTGTTATTTCGTCTTTGTAATCTTTAGAGAAGTCTTCTTAGTCGCCTTCTTCGCATCATCCTCCCGCTGCTGCATATGTTTGGGATTATACATCTTATTATGAAGTCTCCACAAGTCTGGACTTCCAACTCGGAAGTTTTTGCGTATAGATGCCTTGTACCAAAACACACAATCTTGTATCCTGTTTGATTTTACTGTATTATCTAACACGAGACATTCATAGTTTTCTGTACAAGCGTCCATGACCTTGTTAAACATGTCAAAGCTTGGAAAGATACCAAAAAAGGATTTATAGAGTTTCTCCCTATTTTGAAGTATATTTTCCCTAAGAAGAAACACATAATCAACATTAGCTCTGAGAGCTGGTGGGAGATCCATACAATATTGCATAGTGAGCATGAAGAAGATCTTCCAGTGTCTTCCGTTCATGAAGCACTGCCTGATGCATGTATCCTTGAGGAACTTGTTATCATACATACAATCGTCAAGAAGCATGAAGGCTCCGCAATTTTGTTTACCGTCACCCACCAACTTCCTCTGTCTCGCCATGACTCTCTCTATCGCATCTCTATCGTAATCGCCATACACAAAGAGATCTGGAATAAATTCTGAATAGAAATGATTCCCCTCCTCTGTTCCTGAGAGAACTATACCAGCTGGAAGATGTTTCTTATGGTACATAATATCCTTGACGAGGGTTGATTTACCTGTGTTTCGTTTACCTATAAAAACACACACCCTGTCGTCCGATATCGTCTCAGGTTTGAATTTCCTCAATTGAAGATTCATTCTACAGTAGTGTCCCGTTTTATTTAGTAAAATTTTACTCACATAGAGTAGGAATGTCTGGTCGTTTAAGACTTGCAGCCACTGGAGTCCAAGACCAATGGCTCACAGGAGATCCACAATTTTCATATTTCCTGATGAATTTTAGAAGACATACAAAGTTTGCGATAGATTATGTTGAAAGTCAGTTTGATGGAGACATTGACTTTGGAAAGACAATCATCTCTCGTGTACCCAACGATAAAGGGGATCTTGTGAGTAATATGACTATTAAAGTTACCCTGGATGATCCAGTCCCAAACGATGATAACTGGTCTCCATCCATCATCTCACACTTGGTGGAGAGTGCCGAGCTTCTCATAGGTGGTCAAACTGTTGAGAAAATCACAGGTGAGTACATTTACATGCATCAACAACTCCATAACACAGACGATGACATCAATCAAACGCTGTACTTCTTGAATGGACACAGTAATGTTTTAACATACGCAGCTGGCACCGAATATACTTACTTTATGGATTTACCATTCTACTTTTACCGAAATCCAAGTTTAGCTATACCAACATGTGCTCTCACGAAACAATTGGTTGAGGTGAAGATAAAATTGAGATCACTCCCTGAATTGATAAACGGTGGTGCTTCTGCAGGTGTTACCGCTAACATTAAAAAGTTTTCACTTGATAATGAATTTGTATTTCTCACAGACAATGAAAGAAACTTTATGATGTCTAGACCACTTGATTATATAATCACACAAGTTCAAATGTCAAAGTTTGTGATGAATGTGGGTGAAAATACAAAGTCTGTCATGCTCAACTTTTCACATCCAGTGAGGGAACTTTTCTTTGTTTCGCAATCAGAAGAGGCAGTTCGTGATAATCATCCACACCGCTACAATACAATTTCAAATATAAAACTTCAATTTAATAATACAATTGTTTTTGATAGAGATAACGACTTTCTTGTATATGAACAAGCTTTTAAACATCATGTAAATTCGCCATATAACTACAGTGCATCTTACAATTATCTGAAATCAGATTTTGCTATGTATAGTTTCGCTCTTCAACCAGAAGTATATTATCCAACTGGACAAGTCAATATGAGTCGCATCGCTCATAAACTTCTTACAATTGAGATAGATCCAATTAATTCAGTTGATAATAACAACACCAGGATTTATGCTGTAAATTACAACTTACTTCGTGTCAGTGGTGGATTAGCTGGTTTAAAATTTTAGAGTCTTATAATAGTAATGGCTGGGCGTATTCAGCTTGAAGCATCTGGTCTCCAAGACAGGTTTTTCACTGTAGACCCAGACTACACATACTTTTTGCAAAGTTTTAAGAAACATTCAAACTTTGCAAGAGAATATGTAAACATAGATCCAGAGACAGCGGTTGACTTTGGTGGAAAGGCGAGATTTAGAATAGGTCAAAATGTGGGTGATCTTCTCACAACTCTCAGTTTGAAAATTAAACTTCCAGAAATACAGACTGGTTTTTTGGGGTACATAGATTCAGTTGGTCACGGTCTCATTGAATCTGTTGATCTTATCATTGGGGGTAAGAATATACAAAGATTAACGAGTGATTATCTTCAGATATACTCAGAACACAATGTGACTCAAACAAAGCAACGAGCACTTGAATATTTGGTTGGCAAGTATCCAGAGAGATCGGTGTCAACCCGAGTTTCAGATAGTGCCATTTTATGTCATCTTGGAACATCAGACAGTATTCAGACATGTTTTGTTGATTTGCCATTTTACTTTTTGAATAATCCAGAACTCGCAATCCCCCTTTGTGCCATTAAAAAACAGGAAGTTGAAGTTGAAGTAAAACTTAGAAACTATAAAGACCTCGTGGTAAAGGTTGATGGTACGAAACAGGATTTTAGTGAAGTTCTCAAAATTGTAGAATTCACACTCTGCTCGGAAGTCATTTTTATTGATCCATGTGAGAGACTCAAGATTGAGAATGAGAAGAGAGACTACACAATCACACAGGTGCAACAAAACATTTTTGATATCGCACAGGGTGGACAATCTGGACGCTTCAAGTTGGATTTTTACAATCCCGTAAAGGAACTTTACTTTGTCATTCAAAGACAAGGTGACATTGGAACTGGCGAGGGTGAATTCATAACACCATTTGACTACGATAATACTTTAGATCAAACAAGTAACAAGTACATTCTCTACGAAAACCTGGATTATCTCACTCTTGACCTAGATGGTCAACCAATAATTACTCAAGAAACAGGCAATGTTATATTTCTAAAAGCTGTACAGGCGGCGATTCATCACTCCAAGACACAACTTTTGAGAAGATTTTACTCATATAGTTTTGCCCTTGAACCCGAAAAGTGGTATCCCACGGGTCAGGTGAACTTTAGTCTCGTAAAGGAGCAAATCCTCAACCTAAGTCTCACACCTTGTGCCGATTATGAAAGACAAGTTCGCGTCTACGCATTAAGTCACAACATCCTTCGTGTGGGTGAGGGAACTGCCCGAACTCTTTTTGATTTGAAATACTAAGAAAGATGATGAAAACGGGTTTTGGTGAAACTTCAGGTGCCTATGAACAATC